CAATGCGACTACGGCAGGAAATGACCTTGGTGGCGCAACGGTCAAGCGGATTCGCACCCTTAAAAAGTACCTAGACGGCGAAGCGGCTGCTGATCCCCACGCCAAGTTTCCCGATGAAGTGTGGTTTGTTGACCGCAAGGCAAGCGAAAACCGCGACGCCGTAAGTTTTGAACTGGCTAGCAAGTTTGATCTGGCTGGTGTAATGCTGCCCAAGCGGCAGTTAATCGCCAACGTTTGCCAGTGGCAATATCGCGGCGCTGAATGCGCCTATACCGGCACGCGCTATTTCAACGCAAATGATGGCGGTGAAAGCACGCTGGCAAATGACGTTTGCGGTAAGCGACTTGCCAGTTGTGAACTGCGTTTTGGGCAGGTTACCTCTGAGGGCACAGTGACAAACGGCAGCAACCAACTGGTGCTGGACAGTGCGTTCAATATCTCAACAGGTGACCCGATTGCCGGTTTTGCTGTGCCTACCGGCACCACTGTTTCGAGCATCAGCGGCAACACAGTAACAATGAGCGCCAATGCCGATGCAGCCACAGAGGTTTCGGTATCTGGAACGCTGCAGGCATCTAACACCAGCACAATTATTCTTGACAGCGTTGCAGGGCTAAAGGTCGGAATGGTTGTGAAGGGAACGTATCTAGCGCCTGAAGGCGCAATGATTACTGCCATTACCGGCACCACCGTGACGATGGGTCGGGATGCCTACCCAGGTGGCATTTATGAAAGCGTAGGGACTGGAACACTTACTCCTTATTTTAATCTGTACAGCGGAAGAAGCCGCTTCGAAGAATATATTCTGCACGGCTATACCTACACAAGCGGCTATAACCCAAGCATTGGAGATATTATGGTCAGTAAATACTCGACTCTAGCCAGAAAAATTACGGTAAATCATAAGGGTACTTATATTTCTTACTATCCCAGAACCGAGCTTAGATTTTTTAGCACCCCGGAGCCGCTAAACATTTCCTATAACGATAAGGGACCTTTTAGTGTTACCTACTACCGTGCGATAACATTTACCGCGCAAACTTACACATTTACCGCGCCAAACACTGAGTACACTTTTCGCACAGAGCTTGGCTTGCCTTATGGATCTTTCCCTGGCGTTGGTCGGATCCGGTGAAGCTGACACCAACCCTACAGCAGCAAATCCTGGAACACGCAAGGGCGGAGTTTCCGCGAGAAGCCTGCGGGCTAGTTGCTGTCGTCAAAGGTCGCCGTCGTTATTTCCCCTGCCGCAATATTGCTGAAACGCCAGACGAGCACTTCATTCTTGACCCAGCCGACTACGCCGAAACAGAAGACAAAGGCGAAATTATCGCCGTCATTCACAGCCATCCCACCACCAATCACAACCCGTCACAGGCTGACCGCGTGGCGTGTGAGAAATCCGGGCTGCCCTGGCACATCGTCAACCCGCAAACCGAACAGTGGGGCTACTGCGAACCAACAGGGTTGGAGCTGCCCTACGTCGGGCGAGAGTTCAGCTTTGGCGTAGTGGATTGCTACAGCCTGTGCCGTGACTGGTACGGACGTGAGCTTGGTCTGAAGTTGGGTGATTATGACCGGCGTGACAAGTTTTGGCTCCGTGGCGAAAACCTTTATCTGGACAACTTCGCAAGCGAAGGGTTTAGAGAAATCCCGCTAGAAGAGCTGCAATACGGCGACGCAGTTTTGATGCAGTTGGAGTCACCGCTGCCAAATCATGCGGCAATTTATTTGGGTGACCAACAGATTCTTCACCACGTTCAAGGGCGGCTAAGTAGCAGGGACATTTACGGCGGTTACTATTGGAAGAGCACCGCCAAGGCATTGCGGCATGAAAGTCGTTAAGGTCTACGGCGCACTCCGCAAAAAGCTGGGGCAGTGCCGTTTTGAGTTTGAAGCCAAGACACCAGCCCAAGCACTTAAGGCACTGTGCGCCAATTTCCCTTGGCTGACGAAGTGGCTGCTGGACAGTGAGCGCGATGGCGTCAGCTACCGGGTGACGATTGGCAAGGAAAAGCTGAGCGACCAAACGGCTGGCGCATTGGCGCTGCCCTGGAGTGAAAAGGAAGTTTTCAGCATTACTCCAATAGTTGCTGGTGCGAAAAGTAGTGGCGCTCAGATTGGAATTGGTATTGGCTTAATTGCTCTGGCGATTGTTGCTGGTCCGGCAGCAGGTGGATTTTTAGGGTTAGGTGCTGGTTTGGGTGGATCAGGCGGTGTTGTTGCGGCAACCAGCGTTGTTGGTTCTTCTTTCGGTTTAATTAGCGGTGCTGCTGCTACTGCCATCGGTGGTATCGGTGCAGCCCTTGTTCTTGGCGGCATTGCTCAAGCCCTATCGCCAACTCCTGCAATCAGTTCACTGGAACGCGGACGAGAAGCGGCACGACTGGAATCCTTTAGCTTTAGCGGGGTGGTCAACACCAGCCAGCAGGGCTTGCCAGTGCCCATCGCTTACGGGCGTGTTTTCACTGGTTCCGGTGTGATTTCCAGCGCCCTTGACGTTGATCAACTGAAATGACTGTACTTCGCGGTGCTAAGGGTGGTGGCGGCGGTGGCGGCGGCAAAGGCGGCGGTGGTGGCGGCGGTGGTCACACACCATCAGAAGCATCTGACAGCCTTCAGTCAGTTCAGTTTGCCACTGTCCTTGACCTGATTTCTGAAGGTGAAATTCAAGGCATTGAAGACAACCTGAAAGGCATCTACCTAGATGGCACGCCAATTCAATCCTCTTCTGGCACTGATAACTTTCAGGGTTACACAGTCACCACCCGCAACGGCACCCAGTCCCAGGCTTATATCTCGGGTCTGAATGGCACTGAGCGCGAAAAGCTAGTCACTACTGAGTTCACTAACGCTTTCCCAGTAACGCGCCAAATCACCGACGCAGATATTGACCGTTTAAGGATTACGGTTCAGCTTCCTGCTCTGCAAAAGTTCCAAACCAACGGCGACATCACTGCTAGTTCTGTTGAGATCAAGGCGCAGGTTCAGTACAACGGCGGCGGTTTCACTGACGTTTTTACCGACACGATCAGCGGCAAAAGCAGCAACGTTTATAAGCGCGACTACATGATCCAGCTGACTGGGGCGTTTCCAGTCGATGTGCGCCTAGTGCGTGTCAGCGCTGACCCAAGCAGTGCCCGAACGCAAAACGATACCTACTGGTACAGCTACACCGAAATTATTGATGAGCGTCTGCGCTATCCCAATAGTGCGCTGGCGTTTCTGCGTTTTGACTCGCGTCAGTTCAGCGGCATTCCAAGCCGCAAGTATTTGGTTCGCGGCATCAAGGTCAAGATCCCAAGCAACGCGACAGTCGATACCACCACTTATCCCGGCAGGATCACCTATTCAGGCGTGTGGGATGGGACGTTTTCCGCTGCAACCTGGACCAACGATCCAGCCTGGTGTTTATACGACCTGCTGATTAACACTCGCTACGGGGCATCAATCCCTGAGTCGTCACTGGATTGCTACGACTTCTATTCAATCAGCCAGTATTGCAATGCTTTAGTCAGCGACGGCAAGGGCGGTCAAGAGCCACGTTTTAGCTGCAACCTGTTACTAAATAGCCGGGACGAAGTTTATAACGTCATCCAAGAGATGACCAGCTTGTTCCGTGGCATTGCTTACTACGGCGCAGGTTCTCTGGTACTGCAGCAGGACAAGCCAAGCGACTCTCAATACCTGCTTGGTCCGAGCAATGTTGTAGACGGCATCTTCAATTATTCGGGCACATCACAGAAGGCGCGGCACACCACCGCCACGGTCGCCTACCAGGAATACGACACCCAAGGCGAAGTTGCCTACGAATACGTTGAAGACCAGGACGCCGTTGCCAAATACGGCATTATCAACAAGGACATCAAGGCGCTGGGCTGCTACAGCCAGGGTCAGGCGCACCGTGCCGGTAAGTGGGCGCTGCTGTCCGAGCAAAACCTGACTGAAACAGTCACATTCTCGGTGTCGATTGATAGCGGCATCATTCTGCGCCCCGGAATGGTGATCGACGTTGCTGATCCGCTCCGTGGTGGCACACGCCGCAGTGGTCGCGTCAACAGCGCAACAACCACCGTCATCACGGTTGATAGCGACACGAATCTGTCGGTCAACCTGTCAAACAGCCCAACGCTTTCGGTGATGATGCCCACCGGCTTGGTGGAAACCAAAACCATCAGCAGCATCAGCGGCACCGCAATCACGGTCAGCAGTCCATTTAGCGAAGCACCCAACGCCAACGCTGTTTGGCTGATCCAGACCAGTGATATTGAATCCCAGCAATTCCGCGTGCTGAACGTTGCTGAATCTGGCGACGGCATCTACGGCGTCACTGCACTGGCGTACAACGAGTCGATTTATGCGGCGATTGAATCTGACATCAAGCTGCAGCAACGTGATATCTCCAACCTGGCAGACAAGCCCGATGCAGTCAGCAACATCACCGGCAATGAGTATCTGTACCAAGACGGTCAGAGCGTTTTTACTGCATATGATCTAAATTGGCAGCACGACGGATTGCGAACAAACGAATATCGCGTCCAATACCGGATCGACAACGACAACATCCAAGCCGTCACGACAACCAACAAGTCGATCACACTGAAAGGTTTGCGGGCTGGAACGCTTAAGGTACAAATTCAGGCTTACAGCTATCTAAACCGCCCAAGCGATACCACAAGCTCAGACATCACCCTGGTTGGCAAGACCGCCGTTCCATTTGATGTCAGCGGGCTGACACTGGAGCCTATCAATGCCAACAGTGCTCGGCTGAAGTGGGCACAAACCACTGAACTAGACGTAAAAGTAGGTGGCAAGGTACACATTCGCCATAGCTCGCTGACCGATGGCTCAGGCACTTGGAGTAACTCGGTCGATCTGATTAATGCCGTTTCGGGCGCAACAGATGAAGTAATTGTGCCGCTGGTTGAAGGTGAAATTCTTGTCAAGTTTGAAGATGACGGCGGGCGATTAAGCACCAATGCGGTCAGTGTTTTGGTCGATCTGCCGGATCCACTAGGTCGGCTGCCAATTATTCAGCGGCGTGAAGATGCAGACGTTCCGCCATTCCAAGGCAACAAAACGGACGTTTTTTATAGCGATGAGTTTGATGCGCTCACGCTTGATGGCGACGTTGACATTGACAGCATTACCGATTTTGATCTGATCTCATCGTTTGACTTTGCCGGTGATGTGCTTACCAGCGGTGAATATGAATTTGTCAATACATTGGATCTTGGCGCTGCCTTTACCGTTGACCTGAGCCGCTATTTCGTCACTCGCGGCTTTTTCCCAAGTGATCTGATCGCTTCCCGCACAGGCAACGTTGACACTTGGAGCGACTGGGATGGTGACACCATTGATGATGTCAACGCCAAGCTGTATCTGCGCTCTACAACTGACGACCCCGCTGGCACACCGACTTACGGCAACTGGCAGGAATTCAAGAGCGGCAGCTATCAGGGACGCGGCTTTCAATTCAAGGCAGAGCTGCAAAGTCAGGATCCCGCCCAGAACATCTTGATCGATGAGCTTGGCTACGACGCCACCTTCCAAAGGCGGCAAGAGCAAAGCACCAGCGCGGTTGCTAGTGGCACCAGCACCAAGAGCGTGACGTTTGACAAGGCGTTTTTCACTGGTACGGCAAGCCTTGGCGGTCCGAATGCTTACTTGCCGAGTGTTGGCATCACGGTTCAGAACCTTGGCGCAGGCGAGCGCGTCAATGTCAGCAATGTGACTGGCACTGGTTTTGATCTGGATGTGCTGGACAGCGGCGGCAGCAACGTGGACCGTAATTTCACATGGCAGGCGGTCGGATATGGCAAGGCGGTCTAAAGTGGGCTAAATGCTGTTCTGACGCGGACTAAGACATGGCAACCCATGACTATGTAATTGCCAATGGCACAGGTGCGGCAGTCCGTAGTGACTTGAACCAAGCGCTGGCTGCCATCGTCAGCAACAACAGCAGTGCTACCGAGCCGACGACAACCTACCCCTATATGTGGTGGGCTCATACAACCACTGGGCAGCTCAAGCTAAGGAACGCCGATGATGACGGCTGGGTAACCATCCAAGAGCTGGCTGGCACGATGCTGATGGAAGACGGCACGGTTGGCGCGCCGGGTCTTGCCTTCGCGTCTGACCTGGATACCGGATTCTTCCGCCCTGCTGCTAATCAGCTAGGTATTGCAACTAACGGCGTTGAGCGGGTTGAGTTTGGCACCAGCGAAGTGGTGTTTAACGATGGCGGCGCGGACGTTGATTTCAGGATTGAAGGTGATACCAACGCCAATCTGTTTTTTGTTGACGCTTCTACAGACCGCGTCGGGATTGGCACTACGAGTCCTGCCACATTGCTTGACATTTCCAGCAGCAACCCTATTTTTTCGGTTACAGATAGCGACACGGCAAACACTATCTTCAGAATCCGAAACGCTGGCGGTACAGCCTTTATAGATTCAAAGGCCAATAACAGCAACGGCGTCATTGCTTTTACCCGCAACGGCGAAACCCTGGAATCAGCCCGCTTCGATACGTCCGGCAGGTTGTTAGTTGGCACGTCTAGTGCTCGTGCAAACTTTAACACTGGTGGCAACACAGCGGAATTTCAAGTTGAAGGGCCCGGCAAAGGTTCTTTTATGCGGAACTGGGACGATCAGTTCGGGGCTGACCTATTCCTTACCAAGAGTCGATCTACTGGTAACACTACCGTTAACAGTAGCGACATCATTGGTAATATCGCTTTCCAAGGTAATGATGGAACACACTTTGTTCCAACGGCAATTATCTCTTGCCAAGTAGACGGAATTCCTGGCAGCAACGACATGCCGGGACGCCTG